AGAAAACGAAAGAAGTCCATTCACAGCAGTATGCGAAGAAGAAAGGTGGTTCATAACGTGGGGGCAATGGAGAATAAGCGACTACCTAGAGAACAAGGCTGCAATCAAAACGTATATGGAGGAACAAACATGGAACCTCATGTGTGCGTATATGGTGGCACTACTACAAGCGTCGAGACGGTACGACAAAGAAATGACGGCAACACCAGAAGAACAAGCATTAACAAACTAAAATCAATAAAATGAGTAAAGTAACGCTAGGAGGCGATAGGCTTGGCGTAGAGGGGAAGATGACCGTAGAAATGAACGGCTTCCCAACAGCACCAGCCAATATGCGCCAAATATGGCAAAACACACAAAGCCCAGGTACATTGCCTGTAGTGATGACAGAGGTGTTATTGCCGGGAGACAAAGGAAGCTTGAAATTCAACGCAAGGGTAGATACACTACCAACGCTGGGCCCGTTATTCTCAAGCTTCAAACTACAAGTCGACACATTTATTAGCCCCTGGAGGCTGTATAATAGTCGAATGAGGGGAAACATGACAGGGGTAGGGTTGACAATGAACACAGTCAAGCTACCTATAATGACATTGACAGCAAAACCAACAGCAGACGACACAGACGACATAGACAACAGCCAGATAAATCCGTCATGCCTATTGAAATACCTAGGCTTAAGCGGAGTAGGTATCGCACCGACAGAAGAAAAAATACGAACATTCAATGCAGTAGACTTGCTTATCTATTGGGATATCTACGAACGATATTACGCGAACCAGCAGGAAAAACGGGGCGCCGTTGTTCACTGCGGAGACGGAACAGTTACACCACAAACAATAGATGATCCAGACGGCGTAGAAATGAGTACGCCATACTTTGGAGAGGTAATTATACTAAAAGCACCCGGCGTAACACCCGCGAATGTGATAGGAGCAGGATCAAGATTTGGAGGATCGTACACAGGTGCAGCACCCGACCCGAAACAAATATACTTTAGGATGCAAAACGCAGGACTAGTCAGTTGGTTCGATTGGGCAGGCGGAGCGATAGAAGTATCAGGAGGGTCGATATTTGCAGCGTACAACGCTGCTAGATGGGGATCAGATACAATAATCAACTGGCAATACGAAACAGGATCACAACCAAGGACGGTGAAGCCAAGGGTACAATTCTTTGACCTGGAAAACATCGACCTAATCAGACACGAAGTGTTGTCATTCAACCAAACAACACCATACGAAATCAATAGCGCAAACCTAGCACCGTATAAATACCTGTTTGAAGAGGGAATGACGGGAATGCCGAACACATTATGTTCGCAAGAAGGACTAGGTATAAAAACCCATATCAGCGACATCAACAATAACTGGGTGGATACGACGTACATGGCAAACGTAGCATCAGCAAGCGCAGTAAGTACGGCAGGAAACAGTTTCACTATCGATAGTTTCATGCTAGCGGAAAAACTATACCAAGTATTACTAAGGGTAGCAGTATCAGGGGGCACCGTCGATGACTGGATGGATGCTACCTACGGAATGAAACCGAGCGGAAAAATGGAAATGCCAATGTTTATCGGAGGTATGAGTGAGGAAGTGCAGTTCCAAGCTAAATACAGTATGGCAGCCACAGAAGGTCAACCACTAGCAACCCTCGCCGGAACAGGAGGACTAGGAGGAAACAGAAAAGGCGGTTACGTGCGAATCAACGAAATAAAAGAACCAAGCACACTGATGGTAATAGCATCGTTGACGCCAAGGGTAGTATATACCCAAGGTAACAAATGGAGCTTAAACCTAGCGAGTGTAGACGACCTGTTTAAACCAAAATTAAACGGAATAGGGTTCGAAGACCTGCAAACGGAAACACTGGCTTGGTGGGACGTAAAACACAACGGTACAACATGGGTGAAAAAAAGCGCAGGGAAAAGGCCAGCATGGCAAAACTACCGGACGGCAGTACACAAAGCGTTCGGAAACTTTGCCATACCAAACAACATCATGTATATGACGTTAGCACGGCGCTACGAGTACGACGAAACTACAGGAATTCAAGACTTGACCAGCTACGTGGATCCCAACAAATTCAATTTTATATTCGCAGAGGCAGACTTAAGCGCAATGAATTTTTGGGTGCAAATTGAATGCGATCTACAACTACAGAGACAAGTAGCGGCACGTGTAATGCCAAACCTTTAATGTTCATGGGGTTTATTGGTGAGGGGGGAAACGCGCAAATGCAGCGCCCCCCAAACTTTTAAAAACAAAAAAAAAACAATGCGAAGATCAAGACCAGAACGGACTACAATAGTCTGCAACGATTCCTATGAGGGTGAATCAATCGAAGAAAAAATGCGCCGAGTACGGTTACAGAATGCACCTATTGAAGAAACAGGGGCAGGAATATGGCCAGAAGGAGAAGAGGTACTACCACTTCACGATGTGAGGACGGATAGGTTCGACCTAGCACTGGATGCGGCGAACAATACCGAAAAAGCAAAAACGGCACGAGGAGAAGCGGCGCCGGAAATGCAGGAAGAAGGGAAGGAAATCAGTGACAAAGGCGAAAAAGCGCCGACGGACACTGAAAAATAAGTACAGACGCGACTCGGTTATAAACCAATCATTAACAATGACTTAAAAGGCGGTACGCGTCTGTACTATATAATCAAGTACGGTGTACCGCTTTTTTAGAAAAAAAGCGGAGCAAAGAAAATGGAACCATTCGGAATGATAGCGAGCGCAGGGGCAGACCTGGGATTAGGGTTGATTACGAGGAGAATCAACGAAAAACTAGACCTGGAACAGCAGGCAAGGCTAAACGAGCAGCAATTCGCAATTGACGGTCGTGCATTAGCAAGACAAAAAGCAGCGGAACTACAGCAGTTCGAAGATACAGGTTATGGAGCACAATTAAGACAAATGAAAGAAAGCAATCTAAGCCCAGGAATGATGTATGGGGGGAGCGGAGGCGGAGCAGGACAATTAGGGGGAAGCACAGGAAGCGTAAACGCCCCAAAAGCAAGCAACCCAGCAAACCTAGAAGCATTAGGGATGACGGTCGCACAAAGGAAATTGATCGAGGCCCAGACGGAAAACGTCAAGGCAGACACGATAAAGAAAAGCGGAGTAGATACAGACTTAACAAGAGAGCAAGGAAGAATGGCAAAAATAATGGCAAACGTAGCAGCACAGACGGAACAAGAAGTAACAGAACAAGCACAAGCAAGAAGCATTATACTATGGCAAGAAGCCAAACTAGCAAAGGGAACAGTAAACATAGAGTTCCAAAGGAAGCAAGCAGAACTGCTAGGGGTTCAACTAGCGAACGAAGCAAGGAAAGCAGATACGAGGATGACAGAAGCCGAAATAATTGCACTAGGAGAAGAAGTAGCGCAAAAATGGAAAGCACTTGAAATACAACAAGGACACTTGGACATACAAAAATTCGTACAAGATGTAAGCAACAGCACGAAGCTAACAGTAGAGACAATAACGAAAGCGGTACAAATGGTAGGCGGAGGGATGATCCAGAAAGGATTAAAAGAGATGCCTAACAAATCAGAACACACCAAGAAGATAGAATGGTAATATGTGCTTGTACGGGAAAATAATGAGGAACCCAAAGTACAGAGCAAACAAAAAAAACAGCGGGAATGTACCAGAAATGAAAGACAGCAGAGTACAGTACGTTCCCGTTAGTTGTGGAGTTTGCTTTGAATGTATGAAACAAAAGGCAAATGAATGGAAAATAAGACTAGGAGAAGAAGTGAAAGATAATCCTGGGGGGAAATTCGTAACTCTAACATTTAGTGAAGAAGCGTTGGTGAAACTGGGAAAAAGTATAAAAGGGTATGAGGGGTATGCATTGGAGAATGAAATAGCAACGAGAGCAGTAAGGAAATTTACGGAAAGATGGAGAAAGAAATTCAAGAAAGCCCCTCGGCACTGGTTAATAACAGAACTAGGACACGAAGGAACAGAAAGAATACATCTACACGGGATAATATGGGCAGATGATGCAAGAGACATAGAAGAAAGATGGAATGCAGGAAAATATAGGTATGGTTGGGTCTGGAAAGAAAAAGTAGTAAATGAAATAGCAGTGAATTACGTAAACGAAGAGACAGTAGGATACATGATGAAATACGTAAGCAAAACAGACCCAAAACACAAAGCATACAAGCCAATAATACTATGCAGCAAAGGCATAGGAAAGGGATTTGTAAATAGATATGGATTTGAAAGATCAAAATACCAGGGGGTAGAAACAAAAGCGGAATATGTAACAACAAGCGGACATAAAGTAGGACTTCCGATATACTATA